CTTTTCTTCTTATTTACCCGACTGACGCAACGCCATACCGTCGACTTGCAGCCATGATTGTTCCACTTGATTCTGCGGAAGATATCCCCGCAGTGCCCGCAGATGATGACGCTGGAAAGCGCATACTTCGAACTGTAAACTCGCTTCTTTCCTCCCTTAATAATATTGGCACGTCTGTCGATCTCGGCTTGGACCCGAAGGAACACGTCTCTATCGATGATTGCTTCGTGGCTTCCTTCCACATAGTACTTCGGCACCTGACCATCGTTCTTGACACGCTTCTTTTCAAGAACGCTCACCGTGTAGGTTTTCTGCAGGAGTGCATCTCCGATGTACTTCTCATTGGTGAGGATCTGACGGATATTGCTGACTTCCCATTTTTTATTTCCAGCGCCGTTCAAAATGCCGTCTGCCTCAAGCCCTCGCTTGATTTGAAGGAAACTCGCACCGTCCATGTACTCGGCATAGATTCTTTTGACAACCTCTGCCTGTTCCGGGACAATGATCAGCTTGCCATTTTCATCCTTAGTGTATCCGAGGAAGCGGTTATGGTTGACCTGGACCTTACCTTGCTGGTTTCGGAACTGGATGCCGAGTCGGACGTTTGCCGACAAGGATTCCGATTCCTGCTGGGCCAGCGCCGCCATGATTGTCATAAGCACCTCGCCCTTTGCATCCAGGGTGTTGATGTTCTCCTTCTCGAAGAATACAGCGATGTTCAACGCCTTGAGCTCTCTTGTGTATTTCAGGCAGTCAACCGTGTTTCTTGAGAATCGGCTGATGGACTTGGTCAGGATCATGTCGATCTTGCCGGTCTTGCAGTCCTCAATCATGCGGTTGAACTCGTCTCGCTTCTTTGTATTGGTGCCACTGATACCGTCGTCCGCATACACCGCTACAAATTCCCATTCTGGCTTGCTCTTGATGTAGGTCGTGTAGTGTTCAACCTGAACATCGTAGCTGGATTCCTGTTCTTCGTATTCGGTCGACACACGGCAGTAGGCAGCCACTCTTGTTTTCTGTACCTTGGCCTCCGGCTTCTGCGTTCCGACTTTCCGTATTGCCGGAATGACCGTAATATTCTGTGCTAATGGCATTTATCTGCTCACCTCGCTTATGATCAGGCTGTATGCATATTCAGCCTGCTTTATTGCATCGTTATATTTCTTCGGCACTCGCGGCATGAAGAACTCTGTATAGATTGGCGATTTCTTTATCGCTTTACCTTTTCGTCTATCCCTGCCGAGCGCTTTCTCTCTTCTTTGTCTTTCCGCTTCAATCTTATCGAGGGTCTCCTGCGTAAAGATGACCGGGTAAAAATCGTCACCCAGGTACTTCTTATTCTGCAGCAAGCGTTTGACCCCGCTATGTTTCATGGTAATTCCCGCATCTGCCGCTGCTGTTACAAATGACATGCCGCTCAGGTAGTTGTCACAGATCTTTCGGAGTATGGCTGCTTTCTCCTCATCGATCACAGCCTTGCCGTTAACGATCTTATATCCATATGGTGTATGTTCCATTCTTAGATCCTTTCCCGGAAGACCGGACCGCACTTCATGGCAAATCCGATCTCCGTCCTGCTGTAAATGATGATGTGTTCCACATGCTCTGTGAAAAGCTCGCTGTTGAATGCTTCCAGCCGATTTCCTTTGGCCGTGTAATGCAGGAGATTTGACAGTGCTTCCTGCTGGTCATATCCTCCGGCCATCCTGCTAGAAAGTGCATCCTTCTCAGCCTGGAGACGCTTTTCATTTTCGAGAAGCGCATCGTTTTCTTCCGCATAGACAGCCGGGTCCAAAAGACTCTTACTGAAGAACTGCAGGATCTGCGCCCTGCGCTCCGTGTTCTTTTCAAGAAGCACTTCGATTTCATCCAGCCGATCAAGTGCTGCCTGATCGCTCCCCTTCACATACATCTGCTCATAGGGAACCAGAATTTTGCTCCGTGCAAACGTCAGCTTGTTCATCATGTTGACGAAGGCTGCCTTGACCGGTTCTTCCTTGATGGATTTCATGCTGCACTTGTTCTTGTCCTTAACATGTGTTACGCAGGCGAATCCAAACTGGTCGCCCAGCTTCACCCGTTTCCACTTGCCGCCGCACTCGCCACAGATGATTTTCCCCGACATCGCATATCGATTGTTGTACTTCTCCATATCCTTCTCTATGCCTTTTTCCATGGCATTTCTGTCAAGAATGGCATTGGCTGCGTCAAAGTCCTCGTGGCTGATGATCGCCTCATGGTGATCCTTGGCCATATACTTACTCTTCTCGCCACGATTGATGTGGCGGTTGAATTGGTCATCCGTGTAGGTTTTCTGGAAGATGACATCGCCGGTATACTTTTCATTTCTGATCATGCTTTTGACCACACCGCTTCCCCACCTGCCGCCCCGTTTTGATGGAATTCCTCTCTGGTTCAGTTCCTGCGCTACGCTGACTGACGACTTGCCTGCAAGCACCGATGAAAAAATAAATCGCACTGTCTCTGCCTGATCTGGTTCCACCACCATCTTGCCATTTTCGTTCCTGTAGCCGTAGGGAGGGTAGCCGATCTTGAATGTTCCATTCATGAAGCGCTTCTGCACGCTCCATGTTTCATTGTCCGAAATTGATCTGGATTCGCTCTCTGCCAGGCTGGCAAGAATGGTGAGAAGAAGCTCTCCATCCATTTTTTTCGTGCTGATGTTCTCTTTCTCGAAATAAATGAAGATGCCCTGCTGGAACAGCTTTCTGACGATCTCGATACTGTCGACCGTATTTCTGGCGAGTCTGCTGATGGACTTCACAATGATGTAATCAATCAGCCCCTTGTCGCAGTCCACAAGAAGCCGCTTCAGGCCGTCGCGCCGGTCCATTTTTGTTCCGGAGATACCCTCGTCAAAATACAGTCCGGCAAATTCCCAGTCGGGCCTTGCCTTGATGTACTTTTCATAGTGGTTCTTCTGCGTTTCCAGGCTGACCAGCTGCTTGTCAGAGTCCGTCGAGACCCTGGCGTATGCTGCAACGCGCAGCTTCTTTTGCTTGGTGCCTGCTGCCTCAATCTTTGTTATTCGTTTCATGGTCTCACTTCCTTTCGGATTGGGGTAGTACATACATCACTCTAAAGGCCGGTGATATCAAGTTCTTTTCGCCCCGATCTTCGATAATAATGGCGAGAAAGACTGCCGATTTCGGACCATGATTTTGTCAAATTCATCCCGGGAAATAAGGCCATCGTTCAGGAGATTTCTTGTCATCTGCTCCGCCAGAAGATAGTCGTATTCGTGCTGCATTTCCGCATTGGTAGGTTTTGGAATATCACTGTACGAGATATCTCCATCCACAATCTTTGTTACCTGCATAGAAAAACACCTCCTACCAGGTAGCCCCGGCAGGAGGTAAAATCTGACGTTTGCTTAGTCTTTCATATAGAAATCGCAAACATATCCATCAGCGCGAAGGACCAGTCCGCTGGCCCAGGGAGGGACCCGTCCCATCTGCTCACAGATCGCTTTAAGACTAACTCGCGGATCTGCTTCAATAATGAGCTCATCATGGACATGAGCGACAATGCTGCAGCACCGAAGAGTCTTCATGGCATACATCAGGATGTCTCTGGATGTACCCTGAACAATATTCTCGACGAACTTCGGGCCGTAGCTTTCGATCCGCTCCCATTTCTTGGTGCTGCCTACACCTTCATAGGTGACAGACTCACCACCGAAGCGGTTCTGCCCGATACGCGGCTTCACATAGCAGAGGTTCCTTCCAGATGGAAGCGTGACAAAGAGCATGCCGCTCTGGTAGCAGAACTTAATGCCATTCACATCCTGCGGCTTTCTTTCCCGGATCACCTTCTTTACGGCGCGGTCCACTTGCCACCAGAACTCCACAATATGCGGATTGGACTGCCTCCAGGCATTTACAAGCGGCTGCAATTCTTCCTCAGCAAGACCCATGTCGACAGCGCCCATCGCCTTGAGTGCTCCGACCGAGCCACCATAGCCAAGCGCGAGCTCTGCAATCTTCCCTTTCTGTCTCAGGTGCCCGTTCACGCCGTGCTTTTCAACCGGCACCTTGAACATCTGGCTGGCCGAAGCGCAGTAGATGTCGCAGCCATCCTGAAATACTTTGCTGCGCCACGACTCTCCGGCAAACCAG